ATCATTGATGCTATAGTTACTGTTTTAACTGGGCTTCTTGATGCAATTATTGTTGTAATACCAAAGGTTGGAGAAGCAATAAAAACATTAGTTCTGACCATCTTAGACGTCCTTGTTACAAGTATTCCTGCAATGGTAGACGCTGGTATGAAGATAATTGTCGGTATCCTTAAAGGAATTGCTGACAATATTGGACAGGTGGTTGAACAGGGAGCAAACATCATAATCAACTTCCTTAAGGGAGTTTCGTCCAAATTACCCGAAGTTGTTGATGCAGCGTTTAAACTCATCATTGCATTTATCAATGGATTGGCAAATGCAATCAGAAACAATTCAAATGCTATATTTGATGCCTGTGAGAATCTTATTGATGCTATTGTTGATTCACTTGCGTCTTTGATGGGACGACTTCCAGAGGTTGGAATAAATATAGTTAAGGGATTAATCGAAGGCGTTAAAAGCATGGGGACGGCGTTAGTAAATGCGGCTAAGGGAGTTGTTCAGAGCGCAATTGATGGAGCAAAGAACCTTCTTGGCATTCACTCTCCGTCTACAGTCTTTGCTGAAATCGGTATGTATAGTGGTAAGGGCCTGGTTGTCGGGCTTAAAGGGATGAGCAAGGCCGTGTCTTCTGCTGCCGCTGATGTTGGTATGGGTGCCGCAGATTCTATGACAAGCGCTTTGTCTGGTATATCAGACGCTTTGAATAGTGATATTAATTTACAACCTACTATTCGTCCCGTTGTAGATATGACAGATGTTCAAAATGGGATTAATTCTGCATTCAACAACACACAGACCATTAATATGTCTGGAACAGCCACTAGAACTATAAATGCGTCTGGAATAACTACTCGCGCCGCAAGTATTACTATTCCAAATAATGAAAGTAATAACTCAAATACAACTACAAGCCTAATTGATAACAATAATGTTGTTGCAGCAATAGACGAACTTCGAAATTATGTTTCAGTTTTGGCCGATACCATGAGCAAACTGAAAATTGTGATGGATACTGGTACATTAGTTGGGGCTTTAGCAAATCCTTTGGATTCTGCTTTAGGAAAACAAGCTGTTTATGAAGGAAGGGGGATTTGACAATTGTATCATTCAGTTACTTTCGGAGATAAGAATACGTGGGACGATTGGCACATTATTCCTTCCTCACGCCCGGTATTTAATCCTCCGTCGCTTAAAAAAAAGATTTTGGAAATACCCGGTGCAGATGGTTCTATTGATTTATCAGAATCACTCACCGGGTATCCGGTTTATGAAAATCGTGAAGGCAGCATCGAGTTTATCGTTATGAACGGCTATAAAGAATGGTATCAGGCTTATTCGGATATTATGGATTATTTGCATGGGCAAACTATGCGAGCTATTTTTGAAGATGATAAGGAGTATTTCTATGAAGGGCGTTTTACCATAAATGAATGGAAGAGCAACAAAGATCAGTCCCGAATCGTCATTGACTATAATCTCGGACCCTATAAATGGCTTTCGCGTATGTCTTTAGACGATTGGGAATGGAATGAATTCAATTTTTATACCGGCGTTATACTGTCTACAATTTTCAAAGACATTGCAATAACTACGGATTATGCCGAACACATTTTTACAAGATCTTTGTTTGGTAGAGCTCCGGTATGTCCTTCTTTTGTTGTCGATACAGCGACTGAGGAGGGGGCATATATTCGTTTTGTCAATCCTAAACTTGGAATTGATGCCATTCAGCAAGTCTCTGACGGAACCACTCAGCTTCCAGAATTTTTATTTATTGGCGATACAGTTACCATATATTTAAAAAGTGTTTCTGGAACGGGAACTGTTTCTATCAATTTTAGGCAAGGGAGATTGTAATTATGTATTCTATTTATGCTGATGGGGTTTGTATTTACAATGATGTTTTTACCTTTGAGAATCAAAAGATTATAAACCCCAAGTTGACTATGGAAGACAACGCTGCCGGGTCGTTCTCTTTGACTTTGCCGCCTTCTAACGTTGGTTATTCCACTATTGTCAGAATGGCTACTACTATAACGGTTCAAAGAAACGGAAAAGAAATTTGGGAAGGGAGAGTTCTTTCGGAAAAGAAAGATTTTTGGAACAACCGAGTTTTATACTGCGAAGGAGCTCTCGCTTTCTTCAATGACAGTACTCAGCCTCCTGCTGAATATGATGGGCAGACTGTACGTGAATTTTTAGAGACGTTAGTCAGTATACACAATGCGAAGGTTTCTGAGAATCGTCAGTTTACTGTCGGGGTCGTTACTGTCACTGATGACCAAGATGTTGAATATCGTTATACCAACTACGAGAAGACAATCAAATGTATAAACACTCAATTACTAAATGTTTACGAAGGTCATTTGCAGATTCGGAAAGTAGATGGCATCCGATATTTAGATTATTTGGCTGACTATCCGAATACTAATAGCCAGATTATAAGATTCGGCGAGAATCTTCTTGACTTCACAAGGAACTGGGATATGTCGGAATTTGCTACGGTTATTGTTCCTCTCGGAAATCGGTTAGATGAAAGCAATATAGAATCCTTGGAAGCATATTTGACTGTGGCGGATGTTAATAGCGGAAGTATTTATGTCGTGTCTTCGGATGCGATCGAGGCGTACGGATGGATTGAGAAAGTAGTTAATTTGGATGATGTGAGCTCGGCAACAACCCTACTGAGTTTAGCAACGGAGTACTTATCTGAAATTCAGTTTGACAACATGACGCTGGAACTCAGCGCTTTAGATCTGCATTACTTAAATGTCGATTCTGAAGCTATAAAACTGCTTGACAAGATCCGTGTTATTTCGTCACCGCATGGAATGGACAAGTATTTTCCGGTGCGCAAAATTGAAATTCCTCTTGACAACCCTGAGAACACCACTTTTGAATTAGGTGACGGTATTGAGACGACATTAACTAGCATCAATAACCAGGTAAGCAGCGATATTTTGGAAAGGATTTCTAATCTTCCTACGAAGCAGACAGTTCTTTCTGAAGCTAAGGAAAATGCTACGGCTATTATGAATATGGCTACGAATGGTTATATAACCATCACACAAGAGGATAATGCTACCAATGTTTTATACATTTCTGATACCGTGGATTATAAACAGGCAACTAGGCTTTGGAAATGGAGCATCAATGGTCTTGGCTACTCAAACGACGGTGGTGAAACTTATGGATTAGCTATGACAATGGATGGTGCAATCGTTGCTGATTTTATTACAGTCGGAACGTTGCGTGCTATCGATATTGAAAGCTGTACCATGAGTGCTACCACAATCACGGGAGGAACCATCAACATTAATGACAAATTTACTGTAGATTCCTCCGGAAACGTTGTCTTGGCTGGAAATATATCCATGACGGGTGTGATTTCTTGGAGTGCAGACAGTTCGCCGATAAAAGTTCGATACTCAGATAATAATTCAACTTGGTACGATGATTTTCAATCTTCATGGGTAGGATCGACCACAACTCAGGTATGGGCAAAATATTCATATGACGGCGGTAACACATGGACGGATATAGTCCTTATTCAGGGCAAAAGCGGAGAAGATGGATCTAACGGCAGCGATGCGACGGTAAACTTCACAAATGTAAATAATATCTTGAAGAACTATTTTGGAATTGACGGCGGGACAACTCAAATCAACTCATCGTCACTCTATTCCCCTACAATCTATGCCGCTAAGGTTTATGCCGGAGAGGGACAGGGCTTTGCTGAAATGCTCTCAACTGGGTTCAATGTTTATACGCCGAGCGGGTATAAAAAAATTGGAATTGGGTGGAATTCTTCGGATTATGAGTATCCGTATATCACCCTTGGGGTCGGGTCGGATGAGGCGCAGTCAACGGCAGGAATGGTTAAAAAATTTAATACTGGAATATGGATTGGAAATGCCGCCTCAAAAAATTCCTCCTCGCCATCGGGAACAGGCATATTTGTAGACTTTAACGCTGGGACTATTTATCAGTATATTGACGGGACGGCTTCATCCATCGGTGGCGGAAACGTAACGGCGGTATGGGGATAACGGAGGTGCAAATATGGATATCAGTTATAAAGAAGTAATTATAACGGTGCTTTGGTCGCAGATGGACAACAATACCTTATTGGCAAGAGTCGATTTTCCGGATGGTTATACTTTGTCCAACTATGATTTTATATCCGCAAAGCTTGACAGCGGAGAATATTCAGCGTTGAAGGATAACTCCTTCACAGTCTCGGAGCAGGATATTTCAAAAACACCACACAGCTTATTTATAAAACTCGGATATCAAGGAGAAACATACGAGCGTGAGCTTAAGTTACGCAGTTGGCGGAGAGATGCTCCTAAAATATCTGAATCACTGCGGCCCATCAAGCATGCAGGAATGAAAGATATTCCTGTTATTCCAGTTCTTATACAAGAGGAGGTCTGATTATGCAAATGGAAGATCAAGGCGAACTCTTGGCAACGGCCGCCAGAAGTCCAACAATTGATGGTCATGGGGCGAGCGGTGGTGGAGACACCGGAGGAACTGGCTCGGATTGGGAAGAAACAACGACAAATTTGACCGCCGTTGAGGTCACATCTATATCCTACAATTCATCAACAAAAATCGTATCAATCGGAACCAAAGTCACATTCAACGGATATACCGCAGGGTATGAATATACCCGCTTTTACGGGTGGAAGTACTATTACGGAGATAGCACGTTTACTAATTTCCTGTGGAGCGGGACAAGTTCAAGTACAATCACGGCCACTGGACAAATATCGTTTACGGGAACAACTAATTTAAGCGTGGCTTTTCTGGCTTGCGGAGGAACCTTTGAATTTTTCTTTAAGGTAGGTGATTTGTATGATAGCATGACCGTTTTTATAGATGCCGCTTTCACAATCCCGGCCTCAAATTTTAGGATCAGTGAATATCCAGCAATACACGACCAATACGTTTACTATAATGGGTACTATTGCGGTGAGACAGGCAATTGTACAAGTCAAGCGATTACAACCGCAAAAGAAATACAGGAATTAAGAAGCGGTAAAAGTAATTGCAAATATTCAGTTTCCTATTTATATGGAGCCACGGCGGAGCAGGAAGGTTTTACATATAATGCTACTGCCTTAAACTTCGTAAAAAATACTGGAATCGCCCCATATTGGTGTTACCAAGACTATGTCAACCGATATCCCGACAACCGATTTTATGGAGATTATGTCCTCGGATCTACGACGATTCCAGGGGCATATTCTTTTTATAACAAACACACCAATACAAATTACACTTTACCCCAAAAAATAGGAAGTTGGAGTGTCTTGGCCGACGATGTGGACAACTGGAATTGGAATTTGATATTTCAGACGATACAGGAATCGACTGGTTCAGGATCAAGCGTCGTTCTTGCTTCTCTTGGTATTGACGGTTCTTTTGATGCTCTATGGAGCGGAAGCGGATACATGGGAGACCTGAAAGACAATTTTCGGGATAACCACATGGTAGTTATTCTCGGATGGAAGGTGTATAACAATCGCTATTATTGGATTGCCCAGAATTCTTGGGGCGATGACTATGGGGATAATGGTATTGTCTATATCCCGTTTACAAACAATTTCGGATATGATCGGGCTGAAGGTGGCATTATTGGCATATGGGCTTTTTATAAGCTGGTGGACGATAGCTCCGCCCCTGCTTATCCCTCGCTCCCGAGCAATTGGACTTGGACAAGTTCGATATCTCAAGGAGGATCAGTCACAATGATAGACAACGGGGACGGGACCTTCAAGGCAAAGTATCTCACTGCTTTGGAATGGAATAATTTTTGTGCTAGGATAAATGCTTATCGCGAATATATGGCTTTGCCAAGCTACAACTTTGCGACTGTTATTTCCGGCAATCCAATGTTAGCAGTACAAGCAAATCAGGTCCGAGCAGCAATTGCCGCCATGTCGCCGTCAACATCAGCGCCGGCGGCGGTTTCCCAAAATCATGGTATTACCGCCGCTTTTATTTTAGGGCTTTCTAACGCGCTCAATTCCATAGCATAAATCATTGAAGTGAAGGAGGAAAGTAAAGATGAAAATGACCTTGAAAAATTCAGAAATGAATGAAATGCGTCGTCAATTGCAACCAATTTTATCTCATAGAGATATTATCGGATATATGGCCGCTCGTAATTATCGGATCATTTCCGAAGCACTAACTGAGTACGAAGCATTTAAAAGCAGCCTCATTGAGAAATATGGAGAACGGGATAAAGATGCAAATGGAAACATTCTTCCAACAATCTCGATAAAAATAGGGTCGCCTAATTTTCGTGAATTCTGTACGGCTCTTGAACCGCTAAATAATGTGGAGCATGAGATTGATTTAATGGTTGCCAAGTACAGTGATGCTATTGGCATTCTTTCAGGAGATGAAATCCTCGCTATTGATTGGATGCTCGAAGATTAAGGAGGTGATGTCAAATGGCGAATATCAATACATATCTAAATCAAATATTATCAGCAACACACGGAGAAGAAGTCAGAGGCGCTATTCACGATTCCATAAATGCCATGAATCTGGAGTCAACAGAAGCAATATCGGTGGCGTCTACTGCGCAAGACTCAGCGGCCAATTCTGCTGAAAACGCATTAACATCTAAGAATGCGGCAGAATCTTCAGCTGCTACAGCTCAAGCAGCGGAAACAAACGCATTAACATCTAAGAATGCGGCAGAATCTTCAGCTGCTACAGCTCAAGCAGCGGAAACAAACGCATTAACATCTAAGAATGCGGCAGAATCTTCAGCTGATACAGCTTCTTCGGCTGCTTCTACGGCTTCTTCTGCTGCCGATGCTGCATTAGCATCTAAAAACGCAGCTGAAACAGCAAAAAACAATGCTCAATATTCGGCTTCGAATGCGTCCTCTTCTGCATCAGCCGCACATTTGTCAGAGGTAAGTGCCGTTAGTGCCGCTGCAAACGCAGATGCACTTGTTTCTGGTCTAACAGTTGGCGGAACGGCAATGCTTTTAGGGAATGCCATTTATCAGGATTTAACCGATTCTTCAGGAGCCAACCTTCTCGACAGTTCCGGAACTAATATATCTGGACGATCCTTACTTGCCGAGTTGAAAGATATTTTAGCAATCAACAAGGATATTTCAGATTTGAAAGTTCTTATCTTGTACTTTTTATCCTTGTTAGTTCCAAATCGGTTGACTTCTTTGGAGGCAACATCTATTCAGCTTGACGGAAGCATTACAAGTTTACAGCAGCACGCGTTGCTCGATAACATATTATAAGGAGGAACATATAATGGCTCAACTTACTACATATCCTCAGGATAGCAGGTTTACTTCTGGCGATATTCTTATTAAGGACGGCACCGGAGGCACCAAAAAGATCTTGGCGTCAGATGCGGCGATTGAATTTGCAGGCCTTGTCTCGGCCGTTAATCATCGAAACATTTACAGAGGTAAGAACTTAGGGACAGCCATCACAACGGCCCAGCGGGCGGCTATTCAGGCCGGAACATTTGATGATCTGTTTATTGGGGATTACTGGACTTTAAATGGTCATGCCTATGAGATTGCCGACATGGATTACTGGTATAACTGCGGAGACACCTCGTTTACTAAGCATCATCTCGTGATAATTCCGAGAAATCAAATGTATACTGCGACGATGAACGCAACAAATATCACTGACGGCGGATATGTCGGATCACTTATGTATACCGAGAATCTGAATGCTGCAAAAACACAAATTACCACGGACTTCGCCGAGTTGCTTCTTACACATCGTAATTACTTTACTAATGCAGTAACTGCCGGGGCCCCTTCCGGAGGGGCTTGGTTTGATTCCACTGTTGACTTGATGAATGAACCGATGGTTTATGGGTCGTTTGTCTTTGCTCCTGGTGGAAACGGTGTGACCATTCCAACGAGATATACGCCCGATCACTCACAACTGGCTATCTTTAGGTTAAATCCTCTATCTCTCCATAAAAGAGAGTCTTACTGGCTAAGAGATGTTGTGTCTGCGGCTA